ATCTTGAAGTTTGCGTTGTGCGTTGAATGAACCAACAAACCCTTCTTGTAATACACTTTCCAATGTAGTTACATTACGTGAAAAAATTGAAGGACGAAGCTTATAAACACCAACTGTTAAAGTATCACGGAAAGAATTACCTGCGATGTTAAATGTTGGAATATTTTCAATCTCTTCTGAAACAGAACCGCTCTTGTATGCGATGTTGTTTACAGCAGGTGATGTAAGTTCAAAACCGAAACGCGTAGAAGGTACAGATACAAAACCTGAAGGATACTCTTCATCAATAGAATAAACAGATTCTACTGCATTAAACTCTGTTGCAGGATTGAAATTTGAATTATCTGCTAATGCAATATAATAACCTTCAAAACTTTCGTTGACTGCTAATTTTGCTTTATTGATAACAATCAAACCAGCTGTACCTAATGAAGATACATCATTATCAATAAATGCTGTTGAACTAAGTCCAACAGTATTTGACCATGTAAAATTACCAGCGATGATGTCATTATAGACAGCATCCGTCATGGTGATATGTGTTGGTTCACCAAAATAATAAGCTGATGCTTGTGTCAATAATGTACCGGTTTGTGCAACAACATCAGGTGTTGATATTGACGCTGAAAGCGGTATTGCAAGAACTGGATAAACTAATGCTGAATAGTTGTTACCGAAACCGTCACCGTTGTCTTCACCATATGGAAGCTTTCCTACGAAGACGTTTGCTGGGCTGTTAAACACTTGCTTTGCAGAATGATATAAATATCGCTCTGCTGCATTTGTTGGTGTGCCGTAAATCTGCTCAAAATCGCCAAGCGTTGAAACACTTAGAATTTCGTCATTTGGACCTTGCTGTGCGTATCCAACAAGAAGGACATTAGTACCTGTAGGTAGTTGCTGATTAAGGCTAAGGTCAATCTCGTTGATTTCAACGCCGGGGCTTTGTATAGTACGTGTTGGCATATGGCTAAAGTTGTTTATTCTATTATTATTTACGATTTCTCAGAGCCGTTTATGTATCTTGCTACAAATATTAATTATGATGCCTGGTGTTATAACATTTCCAAATGAAGCTGGCTATATGCAAATTCAAAAGATGATACTATTTGGTTACTTTGTTGATAGTGATATTGTATGCCACCCAATTTTGTAATAAATGCTTTATGATACTTAAACTCCATTATTTTATTGTTATACTCGTCTAGTGAAAAGATCGACATGTCTGTCTGATAGTTGTGTAGTGATGCTATAACACTAGGATCTGGAAGATTGTCTTGATTGAATAAGCCTATTTTAGAATCATTAAGAATGTTTAACCATTTCCATAATATCCAATAATTGTTAAACCTATTATCAATTGTAAAATTTATGTTGTTTTTTTGATATGCCTCTCTGCTATAAGAAGTGACCTCAAGGTTTTGCCCAGCAAACGGAATCGTGATATTGGGTATAGATATTTCCGGTACTATTGATCCTTCTACGGAGAATTGAATAGAGTCAAGATTGACTTTATTTTTGTCTCGTGAGCTGCGATTATCGATGGTTTTGAGTATAGGTGGTAAATTTAAAACAAGTAAAAACTTATCAACACTAACTTTATTAAGAACTGATTGTGGTGTAGCTGTTTCGTCCATTATAGTGGTCTCCATCCTTGCATTTCTAGGTCAAGAACTTCATCATAATTACTATTTATAGGAAATAGTGTAGGTAATGCATTACCATGAGATTCTCTTGATTCATACATGTTGTTTGAATTCTTTGCTTCTGGTGGTGTATAATAAACAGGGTTAACTAATTTTTTAGGTCTTCCTTGATCATCAACTTCTGCTATTTCGTAATATTTTTGTGCAATACTAGGCTCTAATATAAACAAAGCCCACATATATGATTCTACTCGATCATCTAATATACCTTCACCTGGTTGTTTCTTCCATACACCGTTTGGTTGTCTAATATATGTTGTAAATTCTTTTATAGTGTCTTTATCATATATCTTAACAGCTTTTAATGTATTCATCCAATATCTCATATTTGATACACCGTTAAATTTAGAATTAGTATGAGAAAAAATACCCAATCGTGGCGTAACAGATTCTTTTTGTTTTCCCATACTTGGGATATAACTTACAATTTGTTCATATTCATGTGTGTGTATCATTGCATCAATAAGTTGACCACCAGGACCATTACGTTCTATTAGTAATGGTGGAGATGCCCACTGTTTTGCAATTTCGTTAAGTTTTACAGAGTAGTGAAATGGATCTAATGTATTATCTGTGTACATTGCTACCTGTTTTATATCGGTAAGATCTGTAATATCAATAACTTGGGTAACAGTATTTGCTAATCCTATACCTTCTGCAACATCAACACCGATTGAGTATAGATGACCGTCTTCGTATTCATCCCACATCTTATATTTTCCGTCATCACTTACTAATATCGGATCTCTATTAATAGCGCGAAGCTCTTCAAGATATGCACCATCAATAGCTGCTTGACCATTTCCAATAAACATGTTACCAAATTCTTGATCGAATGCTTCTTTTGATCCCATTTCTTTAATAGTGCGTTCTTTCCATGCTTCATCTCTATCTGGTATTTCCCACCAATCAACACGTTCAGCATGCCATGGACTATTTTTATCTGTAGTTGCTTCTGTATAAAGCTGAAAGAATTTATTATTAGTTCCGTTGGCTGTACTAACCATAACAATCTTAGCTGTTTTTGATGAAGATATGACAGGATATACAGATCTCCAAAAATCTTCCATGATATGTTCTTGAATATGTGCACCTTCATCCAATAACAAACAATTTACAGAATCACCACGAGCTGCATCACTTGATGTAGTGCTAATACCAATACTTGAACCGTTTGCTAGTGTTAAGCCTGTTGTAGAATATTTTGCTACACCAGCTTTAATATAGTTGGGTAGTTTTTCATAAGCCATTCGTATTCTCTGAAAGATCTGGATTGCTGTTTTTTCTTTATTTGCAATAATTAGAACACGCTGGTCTTTTTTAAAACAAACTAACCACAGAGCATATATAGTTATCAAAGTGGTCTTACCACTTTGACGCGAAGATAAAACAATATTTAAACGATTCTTTTGTAGTGCTTTAAGTATGCGTTTTTGATAGTCACGTAGATCGATCTTTATTTTACCCTCATCGAGATTAACAATGGTAAAATGTTTTGAAAATTGGAGTATAGATTTTCTACATTTATCTAATTCAGACACCATTTCTGGTGTCCAATCAAACGTAGCTTCCGGTGTTGGTAATCCTTCATTGCCAAGATAATATTCGTCGCGATTTGCTTTCATTATTTGGTCAATACGTATTTTTTAGATGATGGATCAAATTGAATAGTGATGCCTGTTTTATTACCAAGAGTTCTTGGCTTGCCTTGTTGGACTTTTGATAAACTAATACCGTATTTACTTGCAATTTTTTGTGCATCACTTGGATTATGAATAAATTCTTTACCAGACGCTATGCCTTTTAATCTCCTAATTAATGGATGTTCTGATGAATCTATTTGATTCATTCTAGCAACTATTCCTGGATTTTTTCTTTTGGTATTTAAACCTCTGCCTAAATTCAAATGGTGTGGTCCTCGTTTTTTTGTGGGATCAACATCTGATGATGTATTAAAAAAATTCTGAAAGTCCATAGATATACTTACTTGATATATAAAATAAAAAAGGGAAAGCTTGTGGCTTTCCCTTTCGCTAAATGAGTATATTGACTATTATTTGGTCAATTTTGCTTTTAGTTTAGCAAGTTCAGCTTCAGCAGCTGCTTTGGCTTTTGCAAGCTCTTCTGCTGCAATAGCTTTTACCTTGCGCGCGTTATTTGCGCCAACTAAAAGACCCACAACTACACCAACTAATACACCAACAATGAAACCAAATGTAAACATATTATATCTCCTTAGGAAGTTTCAAACACGCTTGCGCCTGTTTTTGATTGTGCGCCAGATCCGCCAACCTTGTTGTCTTTCTTCTGGAATTGTGCTGATTTATCACCAAGTGCTTTTGCTTGTGGCTCATTCTTTACATCGCCGGTGGCTGCTTTGCCTTTAACAACCTTTACACCACCAGTGTCGTTTTTCTTGCCTTGAAGTGCTTTACCGTTTGAGTCTGGTAATTCTGGTGCATCTACGGCTTCGCCAAGGTCTTCGATGTCTGTCTCACCTGCTGGATACTCGATTTCATCTTCGCCCTCAACTTCATCTTCAATACCGTAGAACTCTTTAAGTTTGCCGACTAGATCACAAAGTTGTGCGAACAACTCTTTTGGATCTTCTGCAACAACTTCTTCTTCTTCACCACCGAAAGGTGCCTCTGGGGCGCCTTCGCCCTGATCAATAGAAGTGACCTCATCGTCAACCACAGGTTGCACTACGCTATCAGGTCCTTCGTTCATTGCCCGCTCATAGAGCTCGTCGAATGATAATTTTTTATTCATGTTCTTAGATGTTTCTGTAGATTCTTTATTTACCTTTGCAACGGGAGCTTTCTCCGGTTTGTTTGAAGGCCCCTTCTTTTCCTTCAATGCTTTTTTATTAAAACCCGCAGAAGCTTCTGGACCATCGCCCTTTTGCTTGCCGGCTTTAGAGAAACCTAGATCTGCATCAGGCTTCTTATTTTCGTTGAGGAGAACGCTTGATGTATATACATCGCCCAATTCAGAAAAGCTTTTTAATTCAATGCTCATAATCTGGTAAGTTTTAATTATTTACGATTTTACGCAACAAAATCCATAATTATCATAAATATTTTTAATGTTATACTGTCAACTAACTACTTATCCGATGACTTCAGGTCTGTCATGTTATCTAGATCAGCCAAGATTTCTAGATAAGCAAAAAAATGATAACGAACGGTTGTTATATGATGGTTGGTGGGAAGAACAAATTAGAATGTATGGCATGAAGGTGGATTATTATGTTCATGGATATTCCCTATCAGCGCATGATTTCTTATTTGGTGAACATCCTACAGCCAAATATGCAGATCCTAAAGAAATGTTTGTTGTGGCTGATGTATCTAATGATAGTATATTATTATCCAAATTTGGTATTACATCAACAGCAGATATAACAATATTTGTACATATTACTACATATCATGAAATTTTTGGTGTAGATGCTGAACCAAAAAGCGGAGACCTTATATTCTTAAAAGAATATGGCTCTGATCGTCCTGGTGGTCGTGAAGGTCAGGTATATGAAGTGACAGAACGTGATGATGAAGCTATTAATGCTACTAATCAATTAATGGGTCATTATGTTTGGATGATCAAAGGTACTAGATATGATTATAGCTTTGAACATGGTGCTAAGAAAGAAGCAAAGAATGACCAAGTATATGATAATGCTCGTAGCGGTATTACACAAAGCACGGAACTATCAGCAAGCAGTCCAAAGTTATATACTGACAATGCTACAGAAGCATCAAGAGGTAATTTCAATTATGGGGCTGAGAGAGTTAATACAGATCCGTATGGTGAGTATTAATGTTCAATATAGAAGTATTAGTGCTATGTTATAGAGAAGAGCATAGCACTAACACAGCGTTCAAACTAGAATGCAGTACTAGTACTAGAGTTGTGATGATCAACAAGTCTAATGCTTTTAGTATCCATAATCGTCTTAATCTCACCAAACGATAACGGTTCCTTAACCACTTCGATTCCGACATCTAGAATCTTTCCCTCTTTATTCTCTAACTGAGAACCAGGAAATGATCCATGACAGTGACCGCAAATACACCAAGAACCGTGTGACATACCATTCCATGAAGAAATTGGATAATGGCATACAACAATTGGCTGACCACAAATAATAAGTTCTATATAGTTAGGAACAATATAGATTTCTTTGTCACCTAAAATATGTTCATTACCGTGTGCATCAATCCATTGTTTTAATCCAGCGTGATGGTTTCCTGGTAAAACAACTAAAGTTTTAAAGTTTAAAGCTTCAAAATACTTAGTTATACGATCAAGACCACCTTCACCAAACATAACATCACCGCAATGGATAACAGTATCACTATTTGTGACCTTTGCATTCCATCGATTCATAATATCAGCATCATGTTCGAATATGTTTGTATATCCGCGTTTTACATACAAGAATTCTTTATTATGGTTAAAGTGTGTATCTGATGTAAAAAAAATGTTATGTTCTTTGGTAATGTTAAGTTTAATAGGTTTAATAAGAGATTCCATTTTAGTAAAACTTAACTAAGCGCATATGGCTTTGTGTTAATTGATCTATAGCATTACCAGCAACAGTAAAAATATATTCACCATTTTCTCTTGTACCAACAGGATCATCATGTTTGTGATTAAACGAAAAACGTGCGATTGGTGTTTTTGATTCAGGTGTACGTGATACAATAAAATATGGTAAACCTCTTTGTGTAAGAAATACATGCAGTTCTTCGATTTTTGCCAATACTTCTGCATCTCCACCATCTGTAGTGGTTGTTGATTTTGCAGTTGCTTTAGTGCTTTTATCCGCACGTACAACGGCTTTACCATTGATTTTGTATTTTTTATGATTTGCCATATGATTCAAAAAATTGTTCTA